AAAGGAACAACTGCCAATATAGAAGGATATCCTGAAATACGTGTTGTAGGTTTTCCTGTAGGACTTCAAGCTGTTGGAGCTACAGCGGGAGGTATAGCGGGATTGAAGACTGCAGCAAGTCAGAACTTACTTACTAACAGAGGATCTAAGACACAGAGATTTAAAGCAGCTGGTATGACACTGGCAGGTGCATTAGGTGGTGCAGCCGCAGGTAAAACTTTGAACATGGCAATAGCCAGTGCTAACAGACCTAAATATTTAACCACTCAAGATTACATGCAAGAATAATGATAGTACTGATAAAATTAAAAGATAAGAACGGAGAGAAGATTTAGTAATGGCTGATGACACAATGGGAGCAACCGATTTTTTAATGTTTCAGACTTTACTGAATCAGATGAAACAAGCTGGTGGTCCTACAGCAACATTTAATAGATCTCTATATGGTTTGTTTCCTAAAACTGCAATGAAAGCTGCAGGAATACCTATGGGAGCTGGTGTTGTTACTCCTCTTTCTCAGCAAGCAGTGGCTGCCGGAGCCTCGGGTGTTGGAAGAATGGTGTCAGCAAGATTACCTTTAGCACAAGGAGTTTTACAAACGTTAGGTGGAGATCCAATAGGTGGTGTAGGAACAGCTGGAGGAGGTTTCCTTGGAGCTAAAGCAGGAGCTGCTCTAGGAGCACCTCTTGGACCAGTAGGAGTTTTAGCAGGAGGTTTGATAGGTGGTCTTGCCGGTGGAGCTGCTGGACAAAGCGTTACTAGAGGAATAGCAGGTATTGATGTTAATAATCCATTAACAGGACCAGACATCAGTCTTGCAGGTATTCCATTGAGTCAGTATGCGAAGACTAAGAAGAGTTTAGAGAGAGCAACTGAATTAGAGAAGAAGAGATATAAAGAATTAGCACCTCTCTATGAAGATGCTAGAAACAGACAGATGGCAAGAGATATGATTAGTAGTCAGATGGGATTAGCTCAGACCATGTTAGGTTCAGTTTATGGGAGGTAGTTAAATGGAATTTACGCAAGGAAAATATATGCCATCCAACCCAAACTTTAGAGGAGTTGGAGCAAACCCAAACTTTAGAGGAGTTGGAGCAAATACAGAATACTCTCCAAGTCTTTTTGATCAGATTATCGGAGGCTTTAGAATGGGAGGGCAAGCTTATGGAAATATATTTTCAGGTAGACCTCTAATGACTGGTATGGATGAACTAGAAGAGGACATTAAAACAGGCACCGTGAGAGATGAAAAGGGAGAAATAATCTATCAAAAAGGAAAAAAAGTACCTCCAACACCAAAAGATCCTAAGAGACCTGAATTTGATGAGATATTTGGTATGCCTTTTGATAAGTATCTAGATAAGGTGGCTCAAGTAGGGGAAAAAGCAAAGGATAGAGATGCATTAAGAGCAGGAATATCTAATTTAGCTTACTCTCCTTTGATAGGGAGTCAGGCCGCAATGGATGCTGCGGCTAATATAGGACAACTGACCGGAGTTAACATGGCTGCTATCGCTAATCAAAGCAGCTTAATGTCACAAAATCCTACTAAGCAAAAAATAGCTGGTAAATATTTCAGGTAGTAGAATGGCAGTAGGTACCTGGTCGAATCCGTATGGAGCACTAGGAGGAGGATTACCTAGTACAGGTGATATCTCAATGTTTTCATCAAAGCCCTTTGGAGGAGGCAACATGTTTGGAGCGATATTAGGAGGAGGATTAAGTTTAGCCGGTAGTATTTTTGGTGCTAGAGGACAGGCCGCTGCTGCACAGGCTCAGATGGATGCCTCTGCTGATCAGATGAAGAATAACATCATGTTGGCTAGAGAAGCTAGAAAAGGTAATCTAGCTAAGTTCATCGGACAGAATGTTGCAGATTATGGATATGGAGCAGATTTAGATTTTGATAGACAGAGAAGAGCAAGCATATTTGATTCCACTAGAAAGCGTGATTTGGAACGAGCAGGAAATATAGCTGATTTTAATGCCATGATAGGAATGCAAGATACACCAGCTTTCAGAGAACAAAAACAAAGAGCCTTTAGGAGAGATTTAGAAAAAGCAAGAGTAGAACGTCAAGCAGCTATGGAAGGCATGTTTGGCCCCATTCGTAGGTCAGCTTAGGAGGTATCATGGGATCTAAAACAACATACAATGCACCTAAGGTAGAAAAGGACGATAGTTTTGAAAAGTACTTAGAGTATCAGAAAGAACGTGAGACTAAGTTAGAAGAACGAGCTCAAGCGGAACGAGAGGCAACGGCTGCAAGAGATCTACAAAGAAGACAAACTGGAGCTAAGGGTTTAACGGGTTTGTATGATCGTACTAAATCTCAATTAGAATCAGGGTTACTTAGTTATGAAGGAGCACAGAATCAATTACAGAGTTATATAGATAAATATGATTTAAATGCTGGTTTTCAACCTGATGCTGAAGGCAATACTTTCGATCCTGGATATACAGATCCAACTAAAGGAGCAGGTCAGTATTTGAGTAACCTTCAAAATATTTATGGAGGAGAAGGAGGTTTATTAGAGCAGAAGAGAACAGCCGGTATAAATCTTGCATATCAAGATCTTTTAGGAAGGCAAGCAACAGAGGATGAACTTTCCGGAGCTATGTCTAACTTACAGCTACAGGCTTATGGTGGAGCGGGGATACAGGGACTTAGGGATTCTATCAAATCAGGTAGTGAATATACTAAGAACATTAATGATAATTATCTAGATAATTACTACGACGTCCAGTATGGTAAGCAGACCAAGGATGCTGAAGGAAATATGACTGGAAAACGTATATTTAATTTTGATGCTTCTTTAATGCCTAGTTACGCTGGAGATCTGAAAGAGTCAACTGGAGTAGATGTCACCACCGGAGAGCAGTTCTCAGATTACTTCTCAGAAGGGAGAACTATTGCGGAACTAGAAGCTCAACAACAGAATATTAAAGACACTAGACAATTCTTGTTCAGTGCGGGTTTAACTAATCTTCAAGGGGATATTGATAAAGAAACTCAGAAGATTAAAAATGAAGGTGCTAAGGATATTGCTAAAATTCAACAAGAAGGTTCTATCTATGGTCAATTATTAGGTGGGTTTAATTTTTAAAAGAATATCTATTGTTATAATAAATTTATACGTACTAACATCATTAATTACCTAGAGGTATAACTATGGCTAAAAAAGATGAAACGAAAGATAATTATTTTGATATTAAAAGATTTCAGCAACTTTTAGATAGGTTAGAAGGATCTAAGAAAAGACAACAAAGACAGAAGTCTGTAGAAGGACGTAGAGACATCTTTGCAGGTGGTCTTGCTAACATGATGAGCAACTTCTAATTTGTTATTATTAATATAGGTTATTGACATGGCTGACCCAGATGAATTTGATTACGAAAATGATGATTACTTTGACCTGGATAAGTACAGAGATGCAGCTGGTATAGCCTACGAATTTTCCAAGAAGAAGATGGAGGATGCTGGTGAACAAGAACGGAAAACAATCGCTAAAGGGGCGGAAGAGTCTAGGAAAGACGAAGAAAGAGATCGTAACCAAGCCAAATCAGCTTATAGCTATTAAGGTCTTTGACCACTGGGTTGATAATTTAGACTCCTCTACTCAGGAGTCTTTTTGTTCTTTTGTTTCTGACAATAATTCTGTAATTGAAACCTACCTTTATTCTAGGTTTTTAGGATATGAAGGTAGTGTAGCTTCTTGTGATGCATGGATAAAAGATAATTATAAAAAACCTGACCACAGGAAGAAATTGCTATATGAAATAGATGAGATGCAAGAAGATATAAGAAAGTTGAGAGAGGATATTGAAAATGGTGTTGTTAAAAGAGATGCAGGTGTAGGAAGAATTGCACAGATGCAAAAAGAATTAAGAAGCACTATTTCTGAAATAGAAAACTTTACTAACATGAGGGACAGGAAGGGATTACTTATGGCCGGTGCAGATCGTGCTATTAGAGAGTTAATGTTTATTTTTAAAGATGATCCTATAGAAACTCCTTTAGAAGAAGCTACAATGAGTGTCTGGGCTAGGATGCAGCTGGAAGAATAGTACAGTTAAAATAAGGAGAAGTGAATAAATAAAATTGTTGCATAATGGCTAAGAAAAAAATGCCACCTCAGCTACTTGAATATTTCAAGAATAAGAATGAGAAGAAAGAAGATGGTTCTGAGATGAGTGACAAAGAAAAACGCATGGCAGCTTTAGATAAAGCTAGGAAAGCTAAAAAAGCGGCTAAGACTTATAAAGATAAGAAAGGAGCAGAGAAGCCAAAAGATAAGAAGTAAGTTAATATTTAATAGTAGCTTCGTTATTAATTAGTGCCTTCATATACTCATTTAGCTTATAGACGTAATGCTAAAGCGGCAGCTCGTAAACAACAGATTAAGAAGCCTAAAAATCAAGAAGCAATACAAAAAGCTAGAGATGACTTTGGATATTTTTGTGGGTATGTAGCTGATAAACCACCGGCAGAACATCATAAGACTTGGCATAGACATTTTGTTACTAACGAAGATAGTAGTTGTTTATTAAAAATTGCAGGACCTAATGTTGATCTCCTAGCTCCTAGAGGATCAGCTAAATCGACTGTATTAGGATTACTTACTGCTTGGGCTATTGGTATTCATACACAAGCTAAACAGCCTTTACAGGTCTTATACCTGTCTTACACCGTGGATATTGCTAGATCCAAGTCTGCAACTATTAAAAGAATTATAGAAAGTAAAAGATATCAGGAAGTATTTCCAAAAGTAAGATTACTTAAAAA